CACGAGGTTTGCGCCAGACTCGGTGAGAAGGTTGCTCTGGGCTTGCTCATCGGCGCGACCGGAAAACAGCGAAATAATGCCGCCAAGGCCAATGGCAACTGCGTTGCGAAGATCAGGGCCGAAGAAGCTCATTGCTTGTTGATGGGTTTGCAGTACGCAGTGCCATCGGTGCTGCCGATCCGCAGCACACTGACGCGCCAGGGAGCGCCGGTCGTGTTTAGCGGCACGACAAACGGGATCGGCGTGAAGGCCGGAATCGGAGTGCTGGCGCTGGTAGCCACGGCCCCAACACCCACCTCAACGTAACAGGATTGGTCGCACCAGACCATCACGCCTTGCGGGCCAGCGCCCCATGCGGTCGTGTTACCAGCAGTAGCACCGGCAGTTGCAGTGTACGCGGGAAAATCCGCTTTGCTCATCGGGTTGAGAAGTTCCATCATGTGTCCTTTACGCGAGATGATACATGTTGCGCTTCAGTCTGTTAAGCGCCTTGGGAATGACCTGAACGTTTGTTGGAACGTGAAGACCAGAAACAGTAGCGCCGCGCAACGGAATAATGTGGTCTACTTCCCACACAAAGCCAAACATTTGAGTTCGCTGTTTTGCCAGAGCATAGGCTTGGCGCAACAGCCACTTGTCGTCTGCTGACAGCCATTTTGGCATACGTTTGGCCCGTCTTGCAACGCTTGCCACAGCCATCGCAGTTGCTCGGTCGGGGTGCGTTTGCCTGTAACGCTTGGTTTTCGCCGCTACTTTTTCAGGGTTTGCGGCAGCCCATGACTTTGCCGCTTCTTTGACCTTTTCAGGGTTTGTGGTTTGCCACCGCCTAGACCGAGAGTGGTGTGTTTCTTTGTTGGCTTCGTACCATTTACGCCAAGAAGCGTACTGAGTTTCGCGGTTGTTCTTGTACCGATCAACGCCTGCAATTTTTACGCATTCAACACAAATAGCAGTGCTTGCGTATCTGTCCGACAAATGCCCATGCTTGCACGGTTTGCCCGTGTTGTAAAACTTTAAGCCAAGGGCTTTTGCTTCAGCGCGTTTCATGCCAAGTATTTCAGCTTGTACAAAGTTTTTAAGTACTGCCCCACGATTTCATCAATGATATTTTGCAACGGGGTGTCGGACTTGTCCACCACCTCGTAGCGCATCTTCTCGATCTCACCCAAGGAGCCTTCGAGAAACTCGATCACGTTGCCAGTCTTCTTGGCGCTCATCAGGCTGATGGGGCCAATCAGCCCGTGCCTGCCCTGGTAGGCTTCGGCAAACTTGTCGGCCAACTCGACGATGTTGTCGTAGAACTCGTTGAGCGCCATGTGCTTAGAAAAACTGCGCGTGTTCAGATGGACCGAGTGCGTGACATCTCGGGCCAGGAACAGGGTGCCTACAAAGTCACAGCATTTCATTGCATTGCTCCTTGCTCGGGCTGCATCTCAGGCATCTCGCGGGCCTCGCTCGGAGACACCAATTCGTTGCTCTCCATCGCCGCAGCCACCACGCCCATCGCAATGTCTTGAATCTGCTGCTCAGTCATGCCAGCCTGAACCGCAGCAATCCGCTTGGTTTCAGCATTGTAAGCGTCAACGTCAGCCTTGAACTCTTTGATCTGTAGGTCGCGGGCTTCCATCGACTGCTGCACGTTCTGGAGCATCCCAGACATCTGTTGCATCTCTTGGTTCATCGCCTCAATCTGCTGCTTGGCCGCAGCCAGCGCCGGGTTGTCCTCGTCGTCGCCGATGATCGCCGGGTCAATGACCTTGGCAAAGCGCTTCGCCATCTCCTGAGCGCCCGGCCAGTCCATGTTCTTGATGAACAGGTCGCCTGCCACGCTCCAAAGCTGCGGGTTGCCTTGCAGCAACTGAGCCATTGCCTCCAAGGACTCTTGACGCTTGGTCTGAAAGCCTGGGCCGGTGATGACGCGCACATCGTACTTGCCGACGCCGGGGTTGTAGACCTTTTCGATCACGATGCCCTGCTCGTTCCTGATCTTCTTGACCGGCTCTTGCTGCATCGGGTTGATCTTGACCATACCCGACTCGCCATCTTCTTGGATGATCCTGGCGATGCGCTCGGTGTCGTAGATTTTCGGAATCAGATCGACCAACTGCCGCCCGACGTAGCGGATCATGCGGGCGTAGTTGTCAACGTAGTGGTAGGTGCCGGTGTCCGACTCACGCTGGCGGGCCAGAATGGCTTTGCCGCTGCGCTCGTTGGACGTTTGGCCCAGCGAGGCGTTGTACTGACCAGTGACGCTCTTGATGTCGTCAGCAGCACCCATTTTGGCCTGTATGAGGCCGGTCTGGGGCAGAGGCGGGGCTGCCCTCTGCGGTAGCGGCAAAACAGCGCCAGCGCCGTCTGTAACGTCTGGGTTGACCTCAAGGTACGGCCAGTTCTGGGTGTTTGCAGTCTTCCACTGCATCTCGTAACCCTCAAACTGCCCGCCGTAACCGATGAACGGTGCCTTGGGGGCCAGCGCCAGCATCTCAGCTTCCTGGCTGGTCCAGTAGTTGTACATGCGCTGCGCGTCTTTGGCGTTACGCACGAGGCCGCTGACGTACAGACGGCCTTCAACCTCAAACTCGTTGCCTACGCAGCGGATCACCGGGATGTGCGAGCCTGCCCAGTCGGCCCGCTCCAGCACTTCGTAGCCGTTGATCTTGAGCCACTTGACCTTTTTGCGGTCAGACTGACGCGAGCGCAGGGGCTTGCCGAACTGCATCCGCAGCATCTTGTCCTCGGGCGAGCCTTGGAACGCGGTCAGGTTGCCGGGGTACAGGTTGAGCGTTTCTTTGGTGTTGTCGATGTAGAAGTACTCGGCGATCCGCACCGTGTTCTCGTTCATCCACTGGCTGAAACCCTGGTCGCCCACGCCCAGCGTCTGCAAGGTGCTCAGGGGTGAGGCGTTGGGGAACTGGCGCTCGTACTCGTCACGCGGGATGTCCTCGGTGATGAAGCACCAGCGGGCGTCCGAGCCGCACGGGTCTTGGATCAGCGGGTCCATGTAGACGCTAAAGCTGTTCCTGATGCGCCCGATCTTGATGTCTTGGTTGAACGTGTCTGCGTCGCAGTACTCGGTCAAAATACGGACGTAACCCTCGCCGTAAGACACTTGGTTCTCGCAGGCGGTGTCGTAGGCTACGTCGGCGTCGGAAATGTACTCGATGTGCCGAATGACGCCGTTGAAAATCTCTGCCACCTCGACATCGGCCTTGTCATCGACCGGGATGACCTTGGGCTGCGGGCGATTAAGGCGCTGCTCGTTGGTGACCTGATGAACGTGCTGGGGCAGCTTGTTGATGGTCAGGCACGGGCGAGCGTTGATCGTCTGGCCCTGCACCGCGCCACGAGTAGCCAGCACATCGGCGGGCCACTGCCAGTGGTTGTCGGGCGAGCCAGCGTAAAACCGCAGGTCGTCTAGCTCGTCCTCACGCGACTCCGACAGCGCGGAGATCGCCATATCCAAGCGGCTGCGAGCGGTCGAGAGGACATCGGCGTCGCTCTTGTCCTTGGCCGAGCCGCCCTCGCTGACTGCGCCAGCGGCAACAACGCCTGAATAGTCTTGCGGCATGGCTTACTTGATTTTGCTCAGAACCTTGGCAACCGTCGCCTTGACGTTGGTGCCGCTGGGGATGCTACCGTGGCAGCCCATGCCCGGCATCTTGGAGTATGTCTCCTTGTTGCGGTCGGGCATACCGCCACCGGACATCTTCGGCTCGCGGGCGTTGAGTTTGCTGATAGGTTCGAGGTGTTTGCTCATTTTTTGCCTTTCGACGCGGGTTTGGCCGCAGCACGTTTTACAGCGTAGGCAATTGCCACACTTTGTTTTACTGGTTTTCCGCTCTTGACTTCCGCAGCTATGTTCTTGCGAAAGGCTTCTTTGCTGGAGGACTTGACGAGGGGCATTACTTGCCTTTCTTGGCCGTCTTGGCAGACTGCACGAAGTCTTTTTTGGTTGGCGCACCCGGAGTGCCGGGCTTACGCATCTTTTCGCCGGAACCGGCTTTAATGCGCTCCTGCTTGGCGTGAATTGCAGCATACAAGCCAGGGCTACCGGGTTTTTTCATTTGTACGCTCCAACAGCAAGTTCTAGTTTATCGTTGCCAAGAAAATCTGCAACATCCCTGCACAGATTGTAGAAGTCTTCAAAACCAAAGTCCGATTTCATTCGGTTGATGGCTTGACACACAAGGATTGTATTCTCAGGCGTGTAGCCAACAGCGCTGTTGATGCGCTCTATGGATACGGTGTTCAGTTGACCGGCGTCAAGCGTCATTTGACGCCCGCTGTACGCACATACACCCCACTGAGTGTGCCAACATTCAACAATGTCGGCGACAGTCAAAGCAAAAATTTGACTTCGTTTGGCCGCGCTTTTTTGAGCGTTGTACAAAAATGTTTTGGCGCGGCCTTCAATCGTAGAGTTTTTCTTGGCTCTAGACCGCTCATTGCCTGCCGTGCAGCATTCCTTGCACCAGCTATGATAGCCGTCTGCCGTCTGCGCGTGCTTAAAGTACAAGCTAAACGGCTTGCTAGTCTTGCACTTAAAGCACGTTTTCACGTCAGCACTTCCAGCGTTTGAGGGATGCTTTGGCCCGCTCGGCATCTTTGGCCTTGGCCGCGACGGCACCCATGCGTGAGCAGAAACTGTCTTTTCTTGCTTGGTCAGCCTTGGTCTTGGGGCTTGGTGCTGGCGCTTTGAGGTTGGAGCCGGTGGCGGCGTTGTACTTGGCGCGGCCTTTGGCGGTCAGGCCAGCGCCCTGCGAGACGGGTAGCTTCTCGCCCCGTCCGACACTGAGAGACACGCCTTTTTTCGCCATTTACGCCCCCATCCATGAGGTTGATACGCTGCCGTAGCCCATCGACCGCGCCGTGCGCGCCTTGTCCTCACGCGCCTCGCGGTGCGCCACAGGAAAAGCAAACGTCAACGCGATTGCATCTGCTGCGTCGGGGCTTGCCAAACCACGGGCTTTCATGTCCTTTTTGGACTCCAGGTAGATCGTACCACGGGAATCGGGTTTCATCTTAGGCGAAATCAGGTCAGATTTCAAGAACCTGTCGTTAGGCACGCTCGCCGACTTGAGCCAGTCGCGCAGTTCACCCCAGATTTCAGCCCGTTTGTTGCCGTACATAATAGGATTCTTGGCCTTGTTGCCAAAGTTCACGCCCCTGATCTTGTACCGCTGCTCCTTGAGCCGGTCCACGACGCCCGCCCCCAGCCCGCCCTCGTCAATGTTGACCAGCGTAGGCTTAAATTCCTCAATCGCATCGATCACATGCCCGACCACGGTCATCGTGTCGTCGCCCCGGTGCCGGATCAGCTTGATGATGTCGCGCCCCTGCCTGATGGCGATGACCGTAGCGTCTGCCCCGAACCGCGCCGGGTCTACACCGATCACTATCGGCGCCGTTTCGTCCTTGTACGGCTGGCGCTTCATGGCCGCGTCCACTATGCCGATGCTGATGAACTGGTCGTCGTTCTCGTTGGGGAACTGACCGTACACCTCGACGTGCGCCTGGCTGGAATCCGGCCCATATTCCGCGATGATCTGCTCGTAGACCTGCTTGTCCGTGCCCTCGACCGTCCTGGCGTCCACGATCTTAGACGCCCAGAACTCGCGTTTGCTGTTAAACGCCTCGTAGAAGTACCCGGTGTTGCGACGCGGGTTGGAAAACGCCAGCCAGAAGCGGTTAGGTGTGTTCTCTGTGAAAAATCCAGACGTCACCGCCCAGATCGAGTCGTCAATACCCGACGCCTCGTCAAAAATCACCATGACGCCGTCGAAGTTGTGTACGCCAGCGTAGGCGTCTGGGTTCTCTGCCGACCACAAGCGCCCCTCGACGCCCCAGTAGCGCGTGCCCTTCTTCAAGTCACGCTCGACTAACTCCGTCAGCCACTTGGCCGGCATCAGTCTGGTGGCGCTGACCTCGAACCAGTGGCTGTTGATCGACATCGCCAGCCACTTTGTCAACTCGGCCCAGGTGATCGAGCGCAACTGTGACTCACTGTTGGCCGATATGATGGTCGTCGAGCCGATGCGCGTGGACAGCATCCAGTCTGTGATCCAACTGACGAGAGCCGACTTGCCAATACCCCGGCCAGAACTGATCGCCATACGCATCACGTCGAAATCTACGCGGCCGCCGTTCTTCTTGATGTGCTCGGCCATAGCCGTGAGCACCTCGCGCTGCCATTTGCGCGGGCCAGTGAAGTGCTCCAGTGGCGTGCCCTTGACGCCCCACGGATACGCGAACATCACGAACGCCAGCGGGTTGTCCTTAATGGCCGGCGACCACAGCCGAGCCATTAGCTCCTGCTCATCTTGTGCGCTGTAGCGTGTGGTCTGCATCAATCAAACAGTACGCTGATCAGCCACAGAACGATCAAGAAGCCGATTATCAACGCGACGATCTTCATTGATAGCCTCCACGTCCACAACGTCCAATACGCGCCGCTCTGCCTCTTGCAGCGCGGCGGTGATGCTGATCGACTGGTTTACATCGACGGTAATGGCCTGCTTGGCGACCCAGCCGTGGACGTTCTGCAAGATCGCCAACGCCGCCTTAGCGTCGCCCTGCGCCGCAGCATCGTGCAGCAGGTGGCTCATTTCCAGTTCGCCCTCGGCGCGGCCCTTGAGTTCAGCGTATTCCGCGATCTCATCAAACTGCTTGAGCCTGGCGTACTCCTTGGGCATCATGCCTGCGGCCAAGGCCAGGTTGTCGCCCTTGAGGCCCAGCTTCGCGGCGCGATAGATGCGCGCTAGGCGATCCTCGGTCGCGCGCAGTTGACGCGGTTCATATGGCAGGGTTTCGAACATCATTCAATCTCACGTTCGGCGTTTGCGCGGGCGTAGGCGGCGTCTTCTATTGTGTAGAAGTTTCCTAAAAATTTTTGCGTGCCGTTGATCCTAATGTCTGCTCTCCAAGCCTTTTTTGGGCGCCTGCCTTTACGCAGTGTTCGTAAGGATACACCTTTTATGCCGGATTGGCTATTTTGGCGTGTGCCTGAATTGTGCGCGTTTTCAGGTCTTCCAACGTCGCGCAAATTTTCTATGCGGTTGTCAACGCGGTTGCGGTTAATGTGGTCAATTACGCCAGCAGGCCAAGCGCCGTGCACATATAGCCATGCTAACCGCTGGGCGGTGTGCGTTCGGCCGTTAAACGCAATTTGCATGTATCCGTCTTTACTCAGTCCACCTACTAAAGATCCGACAGGTTTTGAGCCCCATTTCTTTTTGCGGGTAAACACGCCGGTAACCGGGTCATAGCTAAAAGTAGCGCGTAGAAGTTCGTGTTCCATGCTTGCATTATAGGGGCTACGTTTTTAAATTTCAATAAAAAATTTTGCAGTTTTTGTAGCCCCTCCGCTGCCGTGACCGCTCGGCCTCCGGCCCTCCCCCACCCCCTCAGCCGAAACCTCAAAGCCAAATTGCCACCGGTGCCGGCACCTGGCATGGGTCAAATTGTCACGCGCCGCACAGTCAGTCGGCCATCAGCTTGCACGCCAGTCGGCCATGCAGTCATGGGTCATTTGGGCTATTGCCCGGTCATGACCCAAACGACCCATGCAGCGTGAGGGGGCGGGGGGGGATAGGTCAAATTGTCAAATTGTCATGTTGGTGCATAGAGGTGACCCCCCAAAAGCGTATTTTTTGCGCGGGGCCAACTGCGCGGGGCTGTACGAAACTGTACACCATACTGTATACACTATATATTTCTCATTCTTACCTAAACACTAATGACAATATGACCCAACTACCCTCGCCTTCATTGGGGAAACGCATGGGTCACGTCACCACGCCAGCATGACCCAACTCGACCTAACCTCAACCCAATAAAATACGAGGTTGCGTATTTCTACGGTTTAGCGTATTATTGGCGCTCATTTCAACCACTTGGAGCGCATCGTGCCCAAAAAAGCCCCTCTGCTATCTCTGCCGCACGTCAACGACCGCCATCATCTCTACGATCTGCTTTCCGTGCTTCATGTGCGCGGCGCGATCACACGCGGCCAGTTAGAAGTCATCAGCTCAGCTGCTGCATCGTCACTGCCCGGCTCTGTCGAAGTGCACCAGCGCACGCCTAAAGGCGTGACATATGTGCGCGCTGGCGACTCATCGTTTCGCGTTAACGTGCGCGCCAAGCTGGTTAGGGTTTATCCCTAGTTCAAATCTGCAAGGAAATCACTTACACTCTCGCACATGGCACCGACGCCATGCACACCAGGAGCAAACGACATGAACAAGATCAAGCGTTACGTTATGTGGACCCCGCATCAAAAAGGTAATCAATGTGTGGTTGATGCAGCCAGCGACATCCTTGCTATTCAAGAGGCGATCCATCAAATCGGATTTTTCGCAGGCGACTGGAGGGTCATGCCCTTTGAGGCTACTAACGCCAAGTGGCAAGCCCGTCTTATGCAAGAGTCGCAAATCTTAACCCGTCAGCTTTCCTAACCCTCAAACCCTGCGCGGCCAGAGTGCCGCGCTCAATAGACTGGAGTACAGAACCATGAGCAACATCGAGAAAAGCGTTTTCAGGCCCGGCCAGTACGTCGGATATGGTGGCGGTGCAACATGGCGCATCAGTCGCACTGGCCGCGACTATTGGACCGCCGTTGCCCAAAACAGCCCGGACGTATTCAGCGCTCGGACACTGCGCGAAATCAGCGCCAAATTGTCAACCATGAGCAAAGGGGCCTGAATCATGAGATTCAATCAATCAGCATTGGCAAACTGGCCCGAAGATGAGGCGCATCAAAGCGCTGCACTGGCGCTTGAAATCTACGAAGAACAAGGGCACGACAGTTACCGTCAGTGGCTCATCCGTGAGCGGTGCGTCATTGCTAACGTGTTCGACGGCGATCAGGCGCTGATCGACCGATTCACGACCGAATTTAACGCTATGACCGCACCCACCACTAATTTGTATTTCTGAGGAGCCAGAACCATGTTCTACGTCACCATGACCGATAAATTTATGTCAGGCTGGGGCTATGCCGCCGGCAAGACCAACAAAATGATTGTGGCCTGTGACACCATCGCGCAAGCCGAACAAGTTGAGCGTGTAGCGCAGCGCAGACCAGAGATGCGTTACGTCAACATCCGCACCACCAAGCCGCGCTATGGCTCCAATGTCGTTGAATCTTGGAAGACTTGGACCGACTTGGGACCAGTCTGGAAGGGGGGCATGGCATGAGACAACACTATCGCCCCGACCCCGAGCGCCGCGCCAACGCTGCGCTTGACTTCCTCGCCGCGCTCATCTTCGCCGCGCTGATCGGCGCGCCCTTTGTCCTTTATTTTTGGAGCATGACGCCATGAAAAAGCTACACGTTAAAACCGCCGATGGGTGGAAACCAGTTTTCTGTAATAACGGCGGTCGGATTGTCACCTGCGAAGACAGCCCACGCAAAGCGCTGCCGCCCCATTCTAGGTGGGCCGGCGACGACTTGAAGCACTTCCAAAACCGTTTTGCAAACCAAGAGTTCTGCCTGAAGGAGGTTCTATGACCATCACTGAACAAGAACGCGCCGCCTACATAGCCGGCGACACCAAGACCGCCGATCTACTAGCTCGCATCGCAGAGCTTGAGCATCGAGCGGCCCGATATGAAAGCGCACTAGAAGCAATTGCACACGCAGGCAAGCATGGGCTAATGACGGCCAGGCAATGCGCCGGCGCTGCTGCGGAGGTGCTATGAAAACGCCAGAAACGATAGCCTTGAGTCGTTACGAGGGTGACCATGAAATGCACATGGCCGTGTGGACTGGCAAAACGCACAAGGACGCTAATTGGCTGACCGAGGTTTTTATCCTTGGGTGCCGCACTACTAGAGGGGCTTGGGTTCTTGACCCATCTCCGCAATGGGTACACATTGACCGAATTAAAGCCTACGGCGGCGCGAACGAAACAAACATTCGCGGGGGCCACTACACCGAATTGCGGCATATATGTGATGTACTGAATGCACGCGAAAAATCGGGGGCCGTATGCGAACAATAACCCACCGCTACACACACGGCGGGATCGAGCTGGATTGTGAGCTTGAATATGACCCCGGCCAGAGGGCCACGCTCACAGACCCGCCTTACCCGCCGACAGCGTTTCTAATCAGCGCCAAGGTCGGTGGCGCTGACGTCCTGCCACTACTGTCTGACGGTCTGGTAGCCAGTATTGAGGAGGCCGCGATATGGGGGCAGTGCTGATCTGCGGCATAATCGTTGCACTGCTAGCGGTCTTCCTCGATCTCTGAGCAGTTGCCACTCCTGTTTTAGGCCCGGCCTTACCAGCCGGGCCTTTTTCTTGGCCTATTTCACCCGCACCATCGACGGCGCAGGGGCGTCCTCGCACAACCGGCGCAGGTCCGATTTAGTGTGATCGACCATCGACGGGTGGCAATAGATGTTTTTCTTGCTGGGGTAGTCACTCGACGCGATGCGGCCACAATCGACCCATCCAGCCTCTTTGAGCGCGTGCAAGAGGGCGGCTTGGGGCACCTTCACGCCAGACGGCGCAGACGCCGCCACACGGTCACACAAGGCGTGAAACGGCGACCCGACCACGCCCTTGGCAAATTCGCCGCGCCGGCCACGCATCATTTCGACCAGGTACGATTCAGCGATCGACATCCCATGCTCAACCAGGTTAGCCTTAAATTCAGTCCAGGCAGGGGCTGCGGAGGGGTTGAACGCCGAGACGTCACGGGCGCGTAGCCAAGCGGCCACCGCCTCATACCCTCCGGTCTTGTACCAGTCCCAGAGACGCTTAGCAGCGTCAGGGGCCATGCGGGGGGCGGTGGACCAGATGGCAAACCAACGGCGGTCTTGCGAGTCAATCGAAATCGGCACGGGGTCATTGGAAAACGCCAAAACGAACATTCGATTAAGACTGTCGTAAGGATGCAAGCCCTTGCGGTTAATCGTGAGCATATCAGGCGGGGCGGCGATGACGGGCTTGAGCTTGTTTGCCAGCGCCCGGCGCTCACGGGCTTCTGGTTCTTTCAACTCGTTCAAGATGAGAATCTCGGACTCAAGCGCATAGCCCCACTGTGAGCCGAGCGTGTCGTTATCGAGCAGGCCCCGGTTCTTGAGCTGCGGCCCACAGACGGCCCAGATGAACGGCGCCCAGAGCGTATCTTTGCCGCAGCCCTGATCGCCGCCATGCAGCACGGCGTGGTTGATTTTGACCTCCGGGTGTTGTACCTTGTAGGCCATGACGTTAAAAATATGCTCACGCTCAGACGCTACGGGCACCAGTGCCTCGCAGTGGGCCAGCCAAGGCGAAATATCCGCACCGGCAGCGCCGACCACGGGCCGGGCATCGCGCCAGCGGTTGCCGTACACGTCACCGTCACGCGCCACCAGCACGCCCTCGCCAGCAGCGTAGGTGATGCCGACCAGGGCGCGAGCGCCCATCGCTTGGCGGTTCTCGTCAAAGCAGACGCTGGCCTCGATCTTGTTCTTTTTGCCGTGGATCGAGCGACACTCGATGTGCCTGAACAGGGCGTTAAACGTCTGCCGGCTGACCTCGCGCCGGTCGATCAGGTCAAAGTAGTGATCACCCTCTTGGACGTAACAGAAGCGCTTGTACCAGTCGGCTTTCTCGGTGCGGCCCAACTCTTTGCGCTCGACCTCGGCGATGACGCGCTTAGCCTCGTCGGGAAACGCCTCGGTGGGGTGCAGCTTGCCGAGCGCGTCGGTCATCATTGACGCCAGCAGCTCATCGCGCAGGCCCGGTGCGTGGTGAGGGCCGCCTTGCTCGCCAACCCACTTAAGAAACGTGGCGCTATCCAAGTCGATGCAGTGGCTGTGCAGGCAGCAAAACGCCCGCATGGAGGGGTTATAGCGCCCCTCCGGGTTGCCGTCGCTATGCTCGCTGGAGTTGGGACAGATGATGCCGGCCCAGCCCTGAGCGTTGGGCTTGGACAAAACCAGCCCCTGATCCGATAGCCAGGCCAGTACGTCATCGGCGCCATCGTCGGAGACGCGAATAGGCCGATAGGCATCACCCGTGGCCTCGGCTGGGGTGACGCCAAGGGCCTCGCATATCTGGGGCAGGGTGAACTCTCTTTTTGGATCAAACTCAACTAACCGCGAAACAAACCCGTCGCGGCCCGGCTTCAGGTTGACGCTGCCAGGCAAGCGGAAATTCCGCACGGGGTTGACCGCGCCCTTGTCGCTGTACCCGGCAGCAGCAATGGCCGTGATGGCCGCGCTGTACTCGGCCTTGGTGGGCTGCTCCTCGGTGAAGGCGTAGCCCCACTGGAACGAGCCGGGGCTGGTCTCCATGACCCAGGTCGGGGCCAGAGGCGGCGTCTTGGGGGCCTTGTCGGGATCGCCCACGTCGTCCAGCACCATGCACAGGACGTACTCGCAATTGGCGGTTGAGGCGCTGATCTTGCCGTCGGTGAAGCGGTCCAAGATGAAGCTGGCGGTGTTGCCGTACCACGACTGGCCGTCAGGCCGGGCCTTGTTCGGCAGGAACGCCGGCCAGGTGGCCTTGACCGCCCCGTCGGCGTGCAGTTGTATCTCGCCGTCCCTGATCTGTGGCTTTTGCCTGACAATCAGAAACGTCTCGCCCTCCGGCGCCAGACTTGTCATATACTCCAAGAAATCCATCGATTAGCTCCTTTGGTGAAAACGCCCGGCAGGCTACCACCTGTCGGGCGTTGTTGTTTACAGCGAACAGACCCTGCAAGAGGCGTTCTTCTTGTATTCTCTCAGCTTGCGGCCACTGGCGAATTCTTTGCCCAGCGACTCCAGATCAGCCGGCCATGTGTCACGGCCGGGGCTGCGAAAGGTAGCGCCGATCTTTTGCTCCAGCGCCACGCCACGCGCCCACAGGTCGGGGTAGTTGTTGTACAGGTCGCGCCACTCGCCGAGGCGCTGGTACGGGCACAAGGCGCAGTCGGTGCGCTTAGGGATGCACACGCCGCGCTGGTCGAGGTAGGCCCATACGTCGGCCTCTTTCCAGCCCCATTCGCGCATCGGAAACCGCACGGCGATGTCCTCACCAAACAGTCCCTTGCGCTCCTCCTCATCGGCGCGTAGACCGACGTACAGAACAGAACCGGGCGGCAGCGCCGCCATGTAGTCGATGGTCGGCTCGATCTTCAAGACCCGCGTACACCACCGCGCAAACACGCTGGGCAGCATGTTCATTTGCTCGATGGTGCCCTCTAAGTCTTTGTCGTAGCGCACACGCACGATGGGCTTGCCAAGCATCTGCTCCAGCTTGTCCCAATGCGCCTTCATCTCCGGCAGTTCGTTGCCGGTTTCGTTGCAGATGTACTCGTAATCGCGGGGTTCGATCTCGGCCAAACGCAGCGCAAGCGCCGTCGAATCCTTCCCGCCAGACAGGCCGACAATGTGTTTCATTTTCCATACCTCGTCATGATTTCGGCCTCAACGGCCAAGGGCAGGCCCTCGGCCCATGCTGGTGGGGAGCACATGATACGCTCCATCTCCTGCTTGACTTCTTCGGGATTGTCTGTCTCGACGACGATCTCGTCATGGACGTGAAGGACCACGCCGTCGAGTTGGCGCAGCGCGTAGCGCAAGATGTCATTGGCTGCGGCTTGGGTGATGTTCTCGCAGGCCAAACCTTTCCAGAGGCGGGCGCGAGGCCATTCTTTGGCGTCTGCGGCTGGTTTCCAAGATGCTTTAGCGTAAGTCACCCCATCGCTTTCCAGCCGAGCGTAGGGGTAGCATAACACGCGCCCGGAGGGCAGCGCATACCAAAGGTGCTGACCGTCGTAGAGATACGCCACACGCCCGGCGCTGAACTCATGCCCGACGTTACGCATGGCGCGGGTGTACGCCTCTTCCAGCTCCTGCCAGAAGCGCACAGACCACGGGTTAGCCCTGCGCCACGCCTCGACGATCCTGCGGGCTTGCGCCTCCTCGAAGTGAACGCCGTAGACGCGACCCATCGCAGCGAACGCGCCAATAGACCCTCCGAATGCTAGGGCTAATTCTTGCACCTTGCCGACTTGGCGCTGCTCGCCAGTGACGGCCTCGTAGGCGACGCTGTAGGTCGCAGCGGCGTTGACCTTGTACGGGTCTAGCTTCTTGCGGAACACGTCCAGCTTGGTCTCGCCAAAGGCGCTGCCTGACAGCCACGGATTGACTCGGCCCTCAATGGCCGACCAGTCAGCGACGACGAAGTGCTTGCCCTTGGCCGGTATCAGTGCGGGCCGGAGCATTCCCCGAAGAACATCTGTAACTCGCTTTCCGTAGGCAGGGACAATGTGATGTCCTCTGACCATAGATGTTCGTACTGCATCAGGTTCCGCAGCGCACTTGCGAGGGAAGTTATGCACTTGGAGTCCATAGCTCGATGCACGACCAGTGGCGGCACCCCCAGCAAAGACAAAAGCGCCGCGGACTCGGCAATCCTCGTCGTCTGCCAAGTCTGCCATGCGGCTGAACTTCGCAACCGAACTCGCCCAGAGGTCGCTGGCGCACTGTATAACCTCGGCAACAGTGGGCGGTATCTCATCAGGGTCTCCCATCGCAAGCAAGTTCGCTCGCACAGTCTTGTCAATCGAATACTTGTCCTTGACCAGCATCAGCTTCTTGGCCTGCTCACCGACGCGCTCAAGCACCCACTCGCGCATCTTAGGCGAGCGCACGCTGGTGATCTCGCCGTCGGTCAGCTCAGCCACGCGCTCCTCGATCTCGACCAGCTCGTCGTGAGCGTAGCGCATCGCGGCCTTGGCTAGTGGCACGTCCACCAGCACGCCGCGATCATTGATGCGCTCATTGACGTGGTAGTCGGCCAGCTCCTCGGCTGACAGCGGGCGCATGGCCTTGCTGATCTCGCGCATGGCCCTCACGTCCTGCTCGCAGTAAGCGATCATCTCAGCCATCAGCGTCGCGTCCTCGCGGAAGGTGCCATCGGCCTGCGGGATCGACAGCAGCCTGATCAGTTGAGCGCCACGGTGGTCCTTCTTCATGCTGACGCTGGCGAAGCGCCCCACGTCCTCCAGACTGCCAGGCGCGCAGTTGGCTCTGGCCTGCGTGGCGGTGCAGTAGAACTGTTCTAGGTCGAAGTTGATCTGTAGGACGTACCAGAAGATCAGCCGCTCGAAAGCGGCGTTGTGGGCGTAGATCGGGCCGGTGTGATTGGCTACAGCCTCGGGAAAGGGTGAGTCGTTAAGCCACATCACACCGTCGGATGTGTACTTGGGCACCCACGTCTGCACCTCACCATCGTCGAAGGCGTAGGACATGCACAGCACTTCGGTGCTCATGTCCTGCGCGTAGTTGTAGACGCCTTTGCTGCCGAGGTCTACTCGGCTGCGCGTCTCGAAGTCAATCCAGAGCCTCACCCCCATTGCGCTGCCATCGCGTCAGCGATGCCCTTGTAGGTGGCCGATCTGATCTTCCATCGGTCCTTGCTCGGCGGCAGCTTGTTCTGGCCGCTGGCCGTCTGGTTGCCCCGGCGCGTCTTGGCATCGCCCGGCAGCATGTCGGTCGGCGTGAGCAGCGGCAGGTTCTTGAGCCACAGGCAAGTCTTCTTACTCGCGTCATGGCCGAACCACCACGGCTGGATGATCTGGTCTGGCTTGCGGATGCGCGTGCTGATGATGCTCACCGGGTTCTCGATGGCGACGCGCTCGACTGGCGCGTCCATCAAACGCTGCACGAACGTCAGCGCGTCTTCGGTCAGTTGCGGATCGCGCAGCCCCCTCGTCGTCCAGTGCATACCGCTGACGCTTAAGTAGGTGCAAGGCGGGTGAGCGATCATCAAGTCCCAGCCGTCGTTGATGACGTCGAACACATCACCTTGGTAGTGTGGCCCCGGTGCGTCTGTTGGCAACAGATCGCAGCTCATGGCTTCGTGTCCTGCGCGGATGAACGCATCGCGCACGACACCGGAATACTCACATGCAATGAGAACTCGCATAAAAGAGGTGGGGCCAGCCTTGCGGCCAGCCCCTATTCTCACTTAGGCCGAGCGACGACGACGGCCAGCAGCGGGCGCTGCTTCAGCTTCAGGCGCGGCCTCGTCGGCCTCACCGTTCATGCTGACCCACTCCACCACCTCGAACACGGGCGTATAGATACGACCGTAGCTCTTGTGGGTGTAGTGGTCCTTGCCCAGCCTCACGACCGGCACCGGCTTGGACTGATCCTTCTCCACTTGCGCGGCGATAGCGACAGCCAAGGTCTGCACGGCCTTGCGGCCACCGACCGAAGTCGTGGTGAACCGCGCTTCCATGCCGGCGTCTTCGCCGCTGATGCACTTCAGGCTCAGGCCCGTCTGCGGCTCCCAGCCCTTCTTCGCGCCAGGAGGCGCGGTCTCCAGCTCAGGTAGCGGCTCGGTGACGGGCACCAGCTTTTCGGCCAGCACCTCACCGTCACCCCAGGCAATGAAGCCGTGGACGAACGAGAAGGGGTTGACCGCCCAGCGGGCGTCGTCCTCGGCCTCAGTCTGATCAGCGCCGAAGACCCAGTGCCCCGTGCGATCCATCTTGATAATGGCCGTGGTCGAGGCGCTGACATCGGTGGCGATGCTGCGAAGCGCGGTGGACAGGGAAGTGACAGACGGCAGGTTAGCGCCAGAGAACTTTACGATATTGGACATGATTTTCCTTCAGAGTTTAGAAAGGGCTTTTGACAGCCCGATGAACGACTGCACCGCTGGCCGGGGATCATCCACCGGGGCGAGCGTCGTACCTGACGACTCGGACTTGATCAAGTCCTCGGGCAGTTCGCTAAAGCGCTTTTTGAGCGCCTTCTCGGCCTGCGCCGGAGACATGATCGAAGTCTCGACGACGACAGATTCTTTCAGACCGAGTGCGAGCATCGCTTC